GCTTCGAAGAGTTGGAGTTCGCCCACCGCGACATACACTTGCGAGCTCCCGACGGTCTCAGTCACGGCGAGGCGATAATACGAGTAAGGGGTGGTACTCTTCACGTCTACCCGCGTTTCCTCGTACCTCTCGTATGTGAGATTACTGAACGTCACCAACTTTGTCCACGAAACGCCATCGTTTGAACCATACATTCGCCCATTCTTGGGCATGTCGTTGTCGTTGTCCACGTTCTTCACGCGTTGAAGCAAGGTAAAATGGGAAAGCTTGATGGCGCGGGGCATTTGGATTTGAAGCCATTCGTGATTGAATGTATCGCCGCCGGTCGTGCGACTTTTGTTTGCGACCCCGGCGGTAAAATCACCATTACCACCGACGAATGCGTCGGCATAACCGTTGGACTTGACTTCTCTGTAATTATTGAACGCCGTGTAGGGTGCTGTGGTTACACTCGTGTTGTACACATTCGATGCACTCGCCACGTACCCCTCAGATTCGTTCGCCTTCAGCGATTTCCGCGGCCACTTGATGTACCCCGTTTGCAGGGTCTCACTCGAGAGCTGACCGGAGATGTGCACGTTTTCCACGCGGGTCACCGGTTTTTCGGCGAAGAGGCGCCATTCGTTGAAATTGACAACTGTTGCTGAATTACCCCCCACGATATTAGTGATAACGAATCTATAGTACTGGTACGGTGTCGTCGCGTTCACGGCGATGCGTTCCTTGTCATCTGATGCATACGATGCACCACTGAATTCCGTGAGTTTGTACCACGCCACGCCGTCGTTTGAACCAAGAAACACCCCGGCCCCAGGTGCCCTATTCGATGCACCGCTAAATTGTGACTCGGGTGTTCTATATATATCCGCGTGCGCGAGGGTAACCGAATTGGGGACCTTGATCTGTACCCAGTGTCCGAGATATCGAGTACCGCCCACATCTGTTGTAGTCATAATGGGATTTTGTGTGCTCCCGGTGTATTCATACGGACTTGAAGCGTTATATGCAACACCTTGGCCGTCTATACCATATGTTTGCTGCCAGTAAGAACTATCGGTGGGTTGGTAATTGAATAGACGCCAAGGTGGTCGTATTTGTTGACCATTGTTGACATAATACGTGGATGCAGTAATCTCGTATGTCCCGTGACCCTCGGCGTACTGACTCCAAATTCGACCCACATTTTCCACTGGATTCGACGAGTCGTACGTTTCCTCGTCAAAAATGATGGGCACCACCGGATGTTCGGTGAATCCCTTTTCGAGTCCCGAATCGATGATTTCATTCGTGGAGCTGTTCCACGTCACGATGTTTGAGGCCGCGTTCGAGTACGTGAGTGTTGCCATCAAAGCCCCAACATTCGCGGTCCCGTGGACATCGAGTGTGTAGGCCGGACTCGACGTGTTCACACCTACCCGACTCGTCGATGTGTCCACGTAAAGATTCGCGACCTCCCCGACTTGTAAATCTGTTCCTTTTTGTATGAGAAATTTGGCACCCGAGTGTCGGACACTTATTCGATTAGAACCACCCGTCTTGATCATGGTCTCTATGACCCCATCCTCTGAACCGTTTGTCGCAGTCTTTATTTTACCCGTGGTCTTTGCATATAAAAGAGAGTTTCCATTGTCGTTAAGCCCTTCATAACGAATTTGACCTATATATTCATTGTTGGCTCCGTTATTAGGGTTATTTCGCATTAATACCAGATCTGGGCCAGCCGTGGAACCGGTAGCTTGGGAATACATCTGAACTTCTGACGCGGATGTATCGACTATTAATTTTTTGGTACTCGCGCTAGTACCCACTTCAAAATCACCCCCTCCCGTAAATCTCCCAACCTCGGACGCGTTCACCGAAAATCGAATGTGTTGTCCCGTGGGAGTGTTAAGGTGGGTAGCCCCCGAAGCGGCTTGTTTCAACGCAAAATTAGCACTCGTGTTCTTATCTACATGCGAAAATGATGCCTGATCGGATTGTCCCATATAACCCACGGCTGCTCTCCCGATATAAGACGCCGTATCCGCGTCATACGCTACTTTGAGTTCATCTTGAATGCCAACCTTGCCATCGACTTCCAATTTGTACGCGGGGCTTGTCGTCCCGATACCAACATTTGAAGTTGCAGTATCCACAAAGAGGTTACTTACCACACCCACCTGAAAATTTCCATCTACTTGTGCACCCCCATCTACAGAAAGTGCCTGAGTTCCTGAATTAACCACATTAACGGGGCCATACACACTCGTTGCTAGTGCATTGGCTGTATCTACGGAGAGATGAATGTCATCACCACTAGACATTGTGTGGCCTAGCTTAAGACCCACCCCCTCGTCATAAAAAATCGCCACATTTGAATCCCCATCGGATCGTTTCATTATAATACCCGTGTCACTTGTACCGGTACTACCAGCTGCCAGCAATAATACGGGATCCTTAACCGAAAGGTTATCGGTTTCAATGACGGTTATACTACCATCAACCGTGATACCTGAAGCGTGAATATTACCATAAACCCGAAATTTTGTATCCGCGGTATCTTCTATATATACATTTGATCCGATATCAAGTGTATGTATAGGGTTCGTGTTAGAAACACCAACTTTCCCCGGGAAAGTTTGGATATTCGTTGACGCCATTAATATTAATATACAAAAGATTTTACACTAATTCCATCTACATTTATTGAATTTAATTTACCATCTGGCGCCGATGACATATAGTCTATAAATACGTCAACACCATATGTCTGTGTTCCGATTCCACTTGGTTCAAGGATAACCATGGTTGGCGTTGTCGCGACGACGGAATTCCATGGTTTTGCATTTGTACTTCCAAACAAGGATTTTGATCCGGTGGCTATATCTAGAGAGGATGTAGTACCGTCTCTCGTTCCACCCTGAGTGTCGAAGACAAGTGTACTTACTTCTTCATTTCCGTGTAGTAACTGTGCTGTGACTTTCGCATAAAACACATTTGATGCAAATGTCAAACTAACATTTGAAAATCCAGTTGGAATGTTTACATTGCTATACGCGTACTGTTTGGATGCATAACTTCCACTGTTTGTCACGATACCTCCAGTTGTAACTATACCCACATCCGAATCTGTAAATTGAATTACGTTAGATGTGACATTTCCCTGACCAGTAACTTCTTCGAGTGTATAGGCCGGTGATATTTCAACCGCACCGAGAAAGAGTGTCGAGTTTATAGACGCGTTCCCATCTATCACAAGGACATTGGAACCCGTGTCTTCTACGTATAAATTAGACCCCACACTCAAATCATGACCTGGTGTGGTGTTTCCTATACCCAATTTCTCACCCACTGTGAGCTGAGAACCAGCCGCATGAACGTTTCCGGTCATATACAAGACATTCGATCCCGTATCATCTACCCAGAGATTTGAACCCACGTCAAGTGTATGTATTGGGTTAGAATTTGCGACACCCACATTTGCCGTGGTCACGAGACCCGTTGCTGAGTTTGTAAATTCTACGGTATTTGATGTTGTGTTTCCGGTCATGGTCACATATTCGAGGGCGTATACGGACGCGATTTGAATACTATCGAGGGTTATTTGGTGCGCCAAAATGTTTCCATCCACTGTCAAGACGTTCGAACTTATGTCGTTAACACATAGGTTTGATCCAACTGCTAGGTCACACATGGGATTTGTATTTGCAATACCCACATTACCCGTCGTCGTGAGACTCACGGTGTTTTGTATATGTATCGTTTGAGATGTGACGTTTCCGTTTAGTACAATGCCTTCTAGATTACTGACAGTTGATATACCAGTGAGTTCCGAACCATCACCCTTGAAATAACCCGCTTCTATGTTTCCGGTAGCCACCAGACCTACATTGGAATTTGTGAGTTGGATTGTATTCGAGGATACGTTTCCATTGTCTACTACATCTTGAAGAGATGTAACGAGACCCGTCAAATATGAACCATCACCAATAAAATGCGCAGCTTCTACGTTACCCGTTGCGACTAGACCCACATTGGAATTTGTGAGTTGAATTGTATTCGAAGATACGTTTCCATTATCTGCTACGTCTTGAAGAGTTGTAACGAGACCCGTCAAATATGAGCCATCGCCCTTAAAATAGCTCGCTTCCACGTTTCCGGTAGCCACCAGACCTACATTGGAATTTGTGAGTTGGATTGTATTCGAGGATACGTTTCCATTGTCTGCTACATCTTGAAGAGTTGTAACGAGACCCGTCAAATGAGAACCATCACCTATGAAGCGCGCGGCTTCTACGTTTCCGGAAGCCTTGAGACCCACATTGGAATTTGTGAGTTGAATTGTATTCGAAGATACGTTTCCAATGTTTACAATAGCACTTAAACCCTGCTGCTCCACTACATCTATTCTAGATGCATTCGATGCCAAATCGGTTTCCAAAACACCCACTCTACCAGCATTGGATGCCAGGTCCGTTTCCAAAACACCGACCCTAATTGCATTAGATGCCAAATCAGTTTCCAAAACACCCACTCTACCAGCATTAGATGCCAAGTCCGTTTCCAAAACACCTACTCTACTCGCATTAGAGGTCAGATCGGTTTCCAAAACACTCACTCTACTCGCATTAGATGCCAAATCCACCTCTAGGGCAACGCCTGTGAGTGTCGTGCCATCACCCTTAAAATAGCTCGCTTCTATGTTTCCGGTAGCCACCAGACCTACATTGGAGTTCGTGAGTTGAATTGTATTCGAAGATACATTCCCATTATTTGCTACATCTTCAAGTGTGGTCACGAGGCCCGTCAAATATGAGCCATCACCAATAAAACGCGCAGCTTCTACGTTACCCGTTGCAACTAGACCCACATCTGCGTTTGTAAATTGAATTGTGTTTGAAGTTGTATTACCTTTATCGGTAATAACTTGAAGTGTCACATTTGAAAGAGTGTTGCCACCCCCAAAGTATTGAACCGCGTATATATTTGTATCTGCTCGTATATCACCCGCAACGTGTAGCTTGTGATCAGGTGTATCTGTTCCTACACCCATATCCCCAATTGTGACGAGGGCTGTGTCCGAATTGTTGAAGAATACTGTATTTGAGGTTGAATTCCCATAAGATGTCACCTGTTCGAGATTCACATTGGAGAGTGTATTACCATTCCCATAATAATACGAAGCGGTGACATTCCCAGAGACGTCTACATTTCTTGTAATGTTCGCATCTCGTGTAATATTCACATCCCTTGAAGCTTGAATATCGTTCGTCACAGACAATTTTTTAGAAACGGTTGCATTCCCCGTGAAATATGTTTCTCCAGATACGTCTAGATTTTTAGCCACACTTATATTGGAATTGGCGAAGACATTCCCAGTCACAGTGAGATCCTTCGTTATATTGATATCCGATTGCGCTATCATATTTTGAATAACCGTGAGGTCTTGATCGACGATTACGTTACCATTCGCATTCAATTCGCCTTGAATCGTGGCATTTTTAGAGACAGTAAGGTTTGACGTGGCCCTGGTTTCACCAGTTACATTCACATCCCCCGTAACATTTACATTTGAGGAAGCATACACATTCCCCGATATATCAAGATCGTTTGCAACGCTTACATTAGAATCGGCGTATACATTCCCAGTTACATTGAGATCTTTGGTTATATCTACATTTGAGGAAGCATACACATTACCAGTCGTTGTGAGATCTCGGTTAACTTTTACGTCACGTGCATACACATCCCGGGTAACGGCAATATCGTTCGCGACTATCACATTTGAATTTGCAAATATATGCCCGGTAATAGTCGCATCTTTTGTTACTTGAAGATTTGAAGATGTTGAAATGTCTTCCGAAACGGTAAGATTCTTTGTGACGTCCACATTTGAGGAAGCATAGACATTCCCAGTCACGTTGAGATCTTTTGTGATGTCCACATTCGAAGAGGCATATACATTTCCAGTCACATTCACTTCAGATCCCGCGTACACATTCCCAGTCACGTTGAGATCTTTTGTGATGTCCACATTTGACAATGCGTATACATTTCCAGTGATGTTCAACTCAGACAATGCGTTCGTATTCCCAGTTACATTTATTTGGGATTCTGCGTATACATTCCCAGTTACATTGAGATCTTTGGTTATATCCACATTTGAGGAAGCATACACATTACCACTCACATTGAGTTCTTTGGACACGTCAACATTTGAGGACGCGTAGACGTTTCCGGTAACATTTAATTCTGTCAATGCATTCAAATTTCCGGAAGCATTAATATCATTTGAAATTGAAATATTGTTCGCAAATAGCGTTTCGTCAATTTTTGTATCCCCGTGAACCACCAATATATTAGAGGCAGTGTCATCAACGTACAGGTTTGACCCCACATCGAGTGTGTGTACTGGTGAGGTATTTGCTATACCTACGTTCGAATCCGTTACAATAGATCCATACACATGAAATTTTACATTGTTATCTGCGTTCGGTGTGATGTAATGTTGGTACGCGTTGCTATCCGTGTATCCAATGAAAAATTCATCTTGTGCTTCACGGTAACCTATACCCACGTTGGATACAGCGGTTGATCGCGTCATGACAAAACCCAAATCAAACGCGGTATCCGATTCATAATTATTCTTACCAAGTTCAACAATCGAATCGTCGATTAAAAGGTTTTGTTGTGTCACGAGGGTTGTATCCCCCAAAACTTCCAGATTCCCAACAACTAGGAGTGTATCAGAAATAAACACATTCCCAGTCACATCCATTACATTCGAACCTGTATCATCAACGTATAGGTTTGATCCCACATCAAGTGTATGCACCGGTGAAGTATTTCCTATACCGACGGGTCCATGTGTAATCAAACTCGCATTGGTGTTCTGAAACTCTGTTGTATATGGTGTCGTATTACCCACGGCCGTGACATCCTCCAATGTCTTATTAATATTATCACCTGAGTCAACGATCTCCTTGGTTACCACATTATACACCAGTGTATTGGCGGTGATACTTGAATCCTTCCTCACGGGTGCCACATGAAATCCATTCGTATTTGCATCAATCAATTGTGAAGATGCATTAATAATAATGGAATTAATGGTCTGTTCATCGGGTGTATATTTACCTAACCTGATCCGTTCGGAACGTTCGATGGTATTCAAGTTCTTTACCATTTATATAACAAGTCATTTTATTTTAGCAAAGTTCAGTCCAACCCGTCTTTTTATATCCAACAAATGTATCCTTTTCGGTATCGTAAACCATAAGACCTGGTTCAGGTTTTTTTATATTTTCAATCTGTGTGGTCGTCATACGGGGAAGTAACAACCCGCGAGACGTTGAATTTACCGCAAATGCTGCTGATGAATGCGCAGTTTCCGAACCCACGGTGACCGAACCATTGCCATCTATTGTCATGCTCGGTTGGAGATGACCATTTGGTCTTTTTGTATTAAATACAATACCCCCGGGACGTCCAGAACTTAAACCGGCATTTGCCTTTGTGTATGCATTTATTTCGGCGAGTTTATTTATTTTAATCGCCCTAACTTCACCGAGGGGTGAGACTATATCCGGAGTTTCATATATCGTAACTTTTGACTCGGCTTCTGTTGTACCAAAACCCACATTCCCCGCAGTTGAGAGGGATGTCCCAGGGTTTTCAAGAATCATTGTACAACTCGTATTACTTTCATTTTTCATTACAGTTTCAAGTGTTATTTGAGGAGCTTCAAAATTTTCAAGAACCTGTATTCTCTCATCAATTATAGGCAATTTACAATTTATATTTAAAACTTCAGTTTCTATACCTCCGACACTTGGTATGAGTTTTTCAAGTGGATCTATACGAAGAAGTTGATTTTTTATATCACTTATCTGATTTAGTGTATTTTTTTCCACAGTATTAATACGCCTTGGGGTATTTATTGCGATATTCTTAACTACATCTTGTATATCACCCAAATCATCTTTAAATACACATTTTTCTTCTACATTTTGAATTCTTGTATCTAACGTGGGAAGCATTTCCAGTTCCTTTGAAACGTTCTTGAAATGTGTAAAAGTTGATGATAGTTGATCTTTAATTGGTTTGATATCTTTTATGTCATCTTCAAGTTTTTTAATTATTGGAACTTGCTCATTTAGATGAAAAACGTCTAGTCTCAATTGCGAAACATTTGGGATAGAATCGCCAATAAGTTTTATTTTTTTATTGACTTCTGTAAATTTTTTATCGGTGTTGGTAAACTTTTTTAGTTTTTGTTCAACATCCCCAATGCGAGTCGGTAAATATGATAAATTTTCAACATTATTTGCGACATTGGATAAATTAGTTTCAAATAAGTCTATTTTATATAATGATTTCGTTCTTTGTAATAATGAATCTGTTGTGGTTTTCAATTCTGGGACCATGACTTCAATATTTTCGATGCGGGACGCGTTCGATTCCAGATCTTCCTTAAGAGCTACACCTTGGAGATGTGTACCATCCCCTTGAAAGATGGGTGCCACTACCTTTGAACTAGATACAATGGCTCTAGATGAATGTATAGATCCCTGTGTATATAGGGATTCTAGATTAAGTGTCGCATTTTCCAAATCATTTAGTTGTTTAATAGATATGTTCGAAAGAAGACTTCCATCTGCATTAAGACTTTTAGTCACGGTTAGATTTTCATATGTATCGGGGATTTCCTGGTTAATTTGAATATTTGAAAGAAGACCTGCATCTCCCTCGAATATCTTAGCCTTTACAGTACCTTTCACATCTGTATCTTTGTTTATCGCCAAACAATTATTCTTTTCTGAGAATTGAATCTTAACGTCACCACCGCGACGACGCATAACAATTCCAACATCTACATCATTTTTAGTATTTCCTTTCGCAATTTCGAAAACTGGATTACTTGTATAATAATTTTCAACTGTTCTTGAATTCACAACATCGAGATTTTCCACCTCTAGGGATGGTATTTTAATTTTATGACCACCCGTCTCTACGATTTCTTTCGTCGCCGGGTCATATGCGAGCAAGTTGGGGGCTGCTGCATTCCTAATGGGTGTCACATAAAGTCCGCTATTTTCAATGTTGTCAATCTTTGCATATGTTGCATTGAGGACAATCGAATTATGTGGTTGTGCACATCCAGTGAACCGTCCTAGACGTATTTTGTCTGTGGGTTGAGTCACACCAGTGTCTTTCACCATTTATATATTATTCGATTTTAATTTGCGTATATAAGGCCGGCCATTCCATTCTCAATTCTGAGAATGTTGTAATTTACGGCATAAATTGTATCATTTAATATTTCAGTTTCACTATGTATTTTTGCATTTTCGATGCGACTAAAATTTAGTGACCCGGTTGGTTGATGTAGGCTCGTTGTCAAACAGAATGGGTGCATGAAAATATCCGGACTCGTTACGAAGTTTGTGTGATAATACTGCGAAACATCCATAAAATGCGGCCTTGACCACCTATACGCGGTTAGATCAACTCCGTTTATACTGAGTTTGATTCTATTTGTTTCTGATGCAAGAGGACTTGACCCGGTGTTATTTGAACTCGCAATGAATTTCACTGGATGGTTAAAATTGAGACTTTGGATATGTTCAGCAGAACCAATGTTCTTCTGAACTTGGTAAATCAGCATATCGCGGGACCTTGATGCCATATTACCACGCTCCTCGTTGTCTAAGTAATAATAGTTTGAGTAACATTCCCAATTGTGTGACGCAGCAGCTGACCCCCAACGAATGCGCAATTCGACATCATGATATTGAAGAGCCAATAACGGAATTGCGGATTGTGCACCTTCACAGAAAAAGAACCGAAGTGGGAAGAAGAATGAGTTTGAAGTACTTCCACCGGGGTGTGGACCAATTGAACTCTTTGAAACATTTTGTGCCAACATATCAACTGCAATATTTTCACAGAAAGACGAATCCTGTTCATCAATAATTTGACCACCGATAACCAACTGGACACTTTCAATTAAATCCTCCCATGCGTTTGTATCAACGGCTCTGGATCCGTTATCAATTACAAAATACGTATATCCCAGCAAATCACCGCTTCTCTCTATGCGTATCGTTGAGAGTGAATTGTTTTTGACAGCACCGTGTATAGTTTGTTTTTCAATAGATTGGGAAAAATTCGAATGTCTCTTGAAAGTCGAATTAAAAAATGATATCTCAGGATCACCAACGATATGTTCATCCTGAGCACCGATACACACTAATTGAACAATACCCGAAGACATTGTATACTACTTTAATATAAGAAAATTACAAGTTTGGTTTTCTACACACAAAGCGAATAACTAAAAAGTTATTGGCTGAGGTAGCAGGATTCTTGATGGTATTTCCATCTTGGTCGCGAATCGTAACCTTGAAACGATCAATGCTACGAATTGGGTCAATGTATTGAGTCACGATTGGATAATCTGCATCCTTAAAGGAAATGAGAGAATCAGCACCACCAGTGTGGGAAGTCTCATTAACTATCAGACTCGCAAATGAATTGCGAACAACTGTCATCTCAGATTGACCCCCGAGAATATTTGATGCACGGTCATTGAAGTTCGTATCAAGTTCTTCAATAGAAATATAACATTGTTCAGTACTCACTTGTGAGTGAATACTGGCTGCCAATAACCTTGCCTGAACCACATTTCGGATAGGCTGGTCAAGGTGGCATGTAAAAGTGTTGGCACTTGCTTGTCCAACAGAATCTATGGTTATAGTGTGATATTCTGAACTGAGATCTGGAACCCCAGTGGGTGAAGTAATCAACGCCATTTTATATTAGCTTAGATTAAAGATCCACCAATTCCATCTTCAATATCATAACTGGCATAATCATCAACGAGCTTTTGTGCACCACAAAGTCCACCCGGGGTCAAACCCTTAGTATAAGCACTACCCTTCTTGCCCTGACCGGGCGCACATTCCAATTTATTATCGAGACCGAAGATGGACTTTTCAGTCTTGGCCTTGATGGTGATTGGTCTGGGGCTGTACGCACTCTTGGTCGCAGAAAGTACGAGGATGATTGCCAGGATGACAACGATGGTTGTAATAGCATTACGGTTTGTTCGATTGAACTTGAACATTTATATTATATATATATTTTTTCTAAAGTGCGTTAAAGGTAATTTAATAGTTTCCCATTAGAGAGTAGATGGACGAAGAAATTGTCATTAGTCGAGGTGGTAATACTGTGATGAAATTGGACGCCGATGAACAGGCCCTGATGGAAGAAATTGAAATATCAGTTCCGAAACCTCAGCCTGTGCGTCGTCCCGTTGACCCAAAGCGTCCCAGACCACAACAACCACAAGAACCCATGGATGCATTTGTAAATCCAAACAAACAAACTGCACCAGTGCATACACAAGAAGACGAAGAGGTGGATTACGGCGAAGATGAACCCACATTTTTTGATGACGACGAACCAATGCGCGGCGGAGGGGAAGATTCCGAGCAGCCAACGAAGGGGTACACATCAGTCGAGGAAGAGAAAACTGATCTTCTTAATAAATTAGCTCGGCTTGAGAAGAAGGGATTTAATGTAAATAAGCGACTCAACGCATACTCTAATGTCGATGATTTGCGTTCCGAAGTAAGAAGAATTACATATAGCATTGATGTAGAGCAGTCTATTCGTTTTTCACGACGAATGTTGGTTGCCTGTGTAACCGGCCTGGAATTCCTAAATAAAAGATACAACCCATTCGAGATCCAGCTTGATGGGTGGAGTGAGAATGTAATGGAGTCGGTTGATGATTATGATGGGGTATTTGAGGAACTTTACGTTAAGTATAGGTCTAAGGTCGCTGTCGCCCCAGAAATAAAACTTATAATGATGTTGGGTGGGTCAGCTATGATGTTCCATCTTACAAACAGTATGTTCAAGACAGCCTTACCAAATATGAACGATGTTCTCAAACAAAACCCCGATCTTGTCAAGAATATGATGGCGGCTGCTCAAAATACAACACGATCCCCCGATCAACCCGCAATGGACGCCCCAGTTGGTGGAACTGGAGAATATGAAATGCAGGGTCCGGGTGTAGATATATCAAGTCTCATGGGTGGTATTATGATGCCACCACCACCAATGAATACTTCGATGCCGTCTACAACCACAAAGCTTCCACCTGTAGAAGAAGATGATATCTCGGATATTGTTTCCATTTCTGGAGAATCTACTGGGGGTGATGTCAAAGAGGTAAATGTAGATGCCTCAAAGACCAAGAAGACCAGAAGAAAGAAGAAAACGGAAATAAATCTCTAAGTAAAGTATAATAATGATAGGTTATTGTCCCCTTGAGGAACTCGAACCTCCCACCCGACCCCAGGAAACGGTCGTGGTGGAAAAGCCCAAGTCCTCTGTAGGGCTTGAAGAAACTGAATGTAATTACGCCGTGATGGCTTTTATCATGGGTGTTGTTATTTTGGCTCTCGCCGATTCTATGGATAAGTAAATTTACACTTTTTACCTCGTTTGATTTATGAAACCTGGTAAAAAGGATGTTATTAGTTATTTTTCAATTCTTGTATTTCATTTTTTAGTTCCTTTATCGCCTCTATGATAATACCAGCCAGGTTACCATACGCCACAGAGTATGAAGTATCTTCCGAACCATATACAGCTTCTGGGAGTACTTCCTTCACCTCTTGTGCAATGACACCAGTTTTTCGTTCATCTAAATAGTCAAACGTATATCCACTCAATTGACACACTTTATCAAGAGCATTTTCAATCCGTGTGATGTTTGATTTTTTACGCCTATCCGAAAAGGCTGTAATGTCATCACCGGCGTATATTTTCTTGTTCACGTAAAGACCGCCGCTTTGTACAACAAGAGCACCGGTACCATTGGATGCTGAATCGGTGGTGCTTTGGATGGTAGAGGTTTGGCAGGTTACTGACTGACTTGACGTTAACGAACCTGTAATTTCAACTGGTATAGCTGTATTATTTGTCGTTACAATATCACCCGAAAAATTGTCAGAGCCACATATTCTCAACTTAGAAAGACTCGTATCATAAAAAATTGCTATATTTGAATTTGGTTTTTCAAATATAAGACCAACATCTTTTGTCCCACTAGTATTTCCTTTACCGACTGTTATAAGACTATCTTCAACTGTGAGAGTTGTAGTATTAAATGTACTTGTTGTGCCATTAACGGTAAGATTCCCCGTCACAATCAAATCCTTGTCGGTTTTTATATTTTTAGCTACGTAGAGACCCCCATTTCTTACCTGAAGAGCGCCAGATGGCGATGCCGACGTGTCGTCGGCGTTTGTAATTAAAATTTTATTGCTTGTGGTGTTACCCGAACCACCCGTAACCTGGTGTAGGGTTTGTGACACGCCGGTAAGACCTGAACCATCACCAATAAATTTAGCCGCATGAACATTTCCACTGACACCAACGCCACCCGTGACAATTAGACCCCCGGTCGTTTTAGATGTCGCCGCGGTAGAGTTTGAAATTGTTATTTGGTTGGTTGTAGTGTTACCCGAACCACTCGTAACCGCTTCCAATGTCGTGGGGACACTGGTAAGACCCGAACCATCACCAATAAATTTAGCCGCATGAACATTTCCACTGACACCAACGCCACCCGTGACAACAAGAGCCCCCGTCGTTGTAGATGTCGCCGCGGTCACGTTCGAAATACTAATGACATTTGATGCAGTTGAACCCCGTTCTATTATTTTTTGTAATGTAACATCATTTGCCAATTTTGTGGTTGAAATTGTACCGTTTTGGATATTATCATTATGAATTGTTAAAAGTGCAATTTCACTTCTTGAATTTCCCGTGAGAGTTGAATCTCCTCCGGTAACTGCATGTCTTTGTAATTTTGATCCCGTGAGTGAATTGTCATCGAGTAGACCAAGCGTCAAATCGGCCGACTCCAATCTATTCAGTGGTAAACTTCCAACTGCAACATGCGTTGCATTGATAGTAGCATTAGCAATTTTTGCACCTGTAACAGCGCCATCGATTATCTTTTGTGTTGATATGGCGTTATTATCAATAAATGCTGTCGCAATAGCACCCACGGCAAATTTTTCCTCGGTAATTGATCTATCGGCAATTTTATTCGTGGTTACTGCATTGTTGGAGAGTTTAGCTTCGGTTACTGCCAAAGATGTAATTTTAGATGTTGTCACCGCAGAATTTTGTAACTTTGCCGTTGTGACAGCTTCACTGGCAATTTTTGACGCTGACACAGCGGAATCAACTATTTTTGCTTGTGACACTGAAATATCAGCGAGTTTGGGAGTTGTAATCATATTGTTGGCAATTTTGGTAGTCGTTATTCCGTCATCCCTAAGTTTAGTAGTTGTAATTGCTCCATCCACGATTTTATCTGTAGAAACGGAAGAAGTACCCAATTTTATTTCGGTTACCGCGCCGTCTGACAATTTAGGAGTTGTAACTGAAGAATTACCATGGTTGGCTGTGGAAATGGTATTTTCGGCAATTTTTGCACCGGTGATAATATTGGTACCAAATTTTTCGAGTGGAATGGTTCCGGATAAATTTGATGGATCCAAACTGGTTATATTTCCGCCATTACCTTCAAAACTATCAGCTACAATCTTCCCAGAAGCTGTAAGACTTACATCCGCATTTAAAAATTTCACATGTAAACTAGTTGCATTACTGGCTTCTGTGACAGCCTGTAGAGTTGGTGAAATATTAGTCTTTGAACTAGAACCAACCTTAAAGTCGCTCGCAGAAACAGCCCCATCGAGAGTTACACTTTTGTCACCATTTCCAGAGTCTTCGCCCCGTGATGAAGTCACAAAAATGTGAGATAGCTGTCCAGCATTACCAAGGAACGGCATTTATATATTAGTTTCCGAATAAAATTCCGGCCATTCCGTTCTGAAATTTAAGCACGTTATAATTTACGGCATATACTACTATATCGTCGGCTGTTCTATTCGTGCCCCTGGTTGGGTTTTTAATTACAAGATTCGCACTGTCTAGGCGACTAAAATTACAGGTACCGCTTGGCATATTCGAAGAAGCATTTCTGCAAAAGTGATAAACGTAATACCTCGTGTAAAACGAAGCTTTTTCTATTTCATCATATTGAATAATACCAAATTTAGAATGTTTATAATTTTGTACGGTATGAAAGTATACGGGTGACATGGAATCTACAAGTTGTGATCCATTAAGAAGTATATCCGCTGTGTCAAATGTAAATTTATCATCCGCTAATACAGAACTTTTTGCCTGAAACCCAAAAAATATACTTTTTATTGGGTGATTGAATAACGACAAATCAATTTTGGGGTCTGGATATGCGTTTCGTTGAACCTGTGTCACGAGAAATTCAATCTTATTTTTTGCAAAATATTCTCTTTCATCTGTATCGAGAAAGACGAAATTTCCACATACACGAACATCAGCGGCAGACTGATTTTCAAATTCAACTTTGATTTCCACTGTGTGATATTGCAAAGCCACAAGGGGTAAGAACATATCGTGATCACAAAAGAAGAAGTGAAGGGGTAAAAAATTTATATTTGAACTTGAGACTGCATTGTTAATTTCTTGTGATTTTGTGTATGTATCAGCGAGGTAATTTTGCCAAATACCGGTAATATAATCATATGTCTGGGAATCGATTTTCACACCACCGATATAAAGATCGAATCGTGCACCGTCAAGTTTAGTTAGAAGATCGTCACCTTCCAACCAAACACCATCTAATAAATCCCCGTATGTGGGAATAATTATCGTATTATCGATACTTGATAGATTTTTCTTTATAAGTTTCGGAGACTGTGAAAAATTTTTTTGCCTCGTGTAACGTGACCTGAACATGGATGTACCAGTTTCTTGGTTTGTTATGTATACATCTTGGGCACCTTTCGAAACGAGTTGTACTAAAGCCCCTGACATTTCTACTAATAAACTATATTTTAACTTTAACCACCTTCAAGCACTTTGATTCTTGAATTGAGTTCCTGGATTGACTTTACAAGATAGGGTATCAACGTTTCATAGTTAACATCACACGCAATTTCCCCCCAAGCACTGTAGTCCGGGTCGTCTTGTGGATCATCCGACGATGCCACTGGCTTTTCGGGTGTAGGTTCACACCCTTCTGGTGGTATATAAACGGCGTGACGCAATTCTGGTGCATCATACCAGATATCTTGTGCCATGAAACCAGATTCGCGTCCAATAACATTCGAACTTCCTATGTCCTCCAACTTATCGTAGTTTTGTGGTTTGAGTTTGAGAAGGGTATCAGTGGCATTCTCAATGTAGACTTCGTTCACCTTAATGCGGTCATCTGAAGTTGACCGAAACACCCTATCGGTGTATGGATCCCAAGTCAAAGTTGGGAGTGCAGACAGGCCGCTGGAGATTGGAGATAAAAACAGACCCTGACCATCACCATATCCACCCAAACCAACTACCGTAGCCCCGTTTTTCGCCGTCGCGAATGACCCGAGGGCTGACGAGTAATCGCCCCACGCGAACGAACTCGTACCAATAGCTAGAGCTCTAATACCTAAAGCCCTAGCCCCATTCCCGACCGCAGTGGCAGCTCCATTGTTAAAATCACTGTATGCATTTGAATTTGTACCTATCGCTGCGCAATCAACACCGCGTGCAGATGCATTTGTACCAAAAGTAATTGAATTCGAACCTTCTGTTCTAGAGTTTGCACCTACGGATATATCACGGATACCGTTTACTGTTGAACCCTTTCCAATAACTACACTTGAATCACTACCAGTAAGTACCTCAGAATCATTACCTATGGATATACAACCTTCACTTTGTATTACATCCACATTACTCCCGATTGCAACCGAATTAGATGATATCACAGTCCTAGATCCAAAGCCAATTGATATAGACGATTCTCCCTGATCCGCGGGCGAACTTTCAAACCCAATGGCAATACTCCGAGTACCTTGATTCGTCTTACCAGCGTCATCGCCAATGGCTATAGACTGGGTTGCTTGTGCATTTTGTCCCGCATTTGATCCAATGGCAACACTCTGAGCATTTTGAGAAATCTGACCCGCACTATATCCAATTGCTACGGATTCGGCCCCTTGGTTGCTTTGTCCAGATTGATAACCCATGGCTACAGAAAATGCGTTTTGACCGAGTTGCCCGGATGAATTCCCAATCGCGACTGATTGGGACCCCTGTGAAGTCATACCCGATTGAAAACCAAGGGCTGTCGATTGTGTTCCCTGATAACTTTGTCCAGATTGATAACCAACCGCAACTGACTGATTATTTTGGCTGTATTCCGCTGAATTGTCACCCATAGACACACATTGTGTACCCTGATAAGACTGTCCCGCATTTGAACCAATTGCAACAGAAGATGCATTTTGAGACAACTCACCGGCGACGTACCCAATAGCGATTGATTCTGTACCTTGATAACTCTGACCAGCGTGATAACCCATTGCAACGGAAAAGGCATTTTGACCAGTTTCTGCGCATTTATCACCAACCGCAACAGATTGTGATCCTTGTCTTACTTTACCAGCTTCTCGGCCAATTGCGACCGATTGAGACCCCTGAGAAGTCATCCCAGATTTATAACCAAGTGCGGTAGTTTGTCCACCCTGATCTAGTTTACCAGTTTGGAATCCCACGGCGGTTGCCTGATTTCCCTGGTTAGATTGCCCAGCTTGATATCCAAAAGCAAGTGTTTCGTCCCCCTGATTAATTTCGGCGCTACCAAATCCCAAAACAAGGCTATTATTACCCTGATTTACCCGACCACAGTTATGACCAATAGCTATACTTTGCACACCCTGTGCACTTTGTCCTGCGCGGTAACCTATTGCGATCGATTGTGTATTTTGACCAACCTGACCAGATTCAAAACCAAGAGCTACTGATTGAGATCCCTGATTAGATTGCCCAGATTTATAACCCATTGCAACCGACTGGGTATTTTGTAAAGTTTCGCCACATTGCGCCCCGACAGCGACAGCGAATTTACCTTGTGTAAGTTTACCTGCATCTTTACCAATTGTAATTTCGTTGAAGTTGTAATTCACTGATGTGGAAGGAGTTGTTGTGGTGTTCGCGTCATTATCTTCGTTCACTTTGGCGAGAAATATGTGCGAAAATCTACCAGCATTACCAATATATGGCATCTGTTATAGTAATTAACGATTTTGTTTTAACGATTCTAACTCCGCTTTTAGTTCCTGAATGGACTTCACGAGATATGGAATAATTTGCTCATATGACACGGACGACGCTTTAGGTCCCCAAGCACTATAGCCTGGGTCATCCTGTGGATCACCCGACGGCGCCGAAGGCTTATCATTGGTTGGATTGGCCTCTTCTCCCAATATAACTATATGTCTCAACTCGGGTGCGTCATACCAGATATCTTGTGCCATGAGACCCGATTCATGACCGATAACATTCGAACTTCCTATGTCCGCCAACTTATCGTAGTTTTGTGGTTTGAGTTTGAGAAGGGTGTCGGTGGCATTTTCGATGTGGACCACTGTCTAATAAACGACATTAGACCAACTTCGCAGACATGAGCGCCGCCTTGTAGTTGCCATGATCCACGAGGGTGTACACGGGTTCGGTTTCACCCGTCTCTTCCCAGACGATTTGACCGTTTTCATCGAGGACACCGACAAGTTCTTGGCGAATCTCAGTTTCGTCGTATGCACCTTCTTCTATCTCCACGGGGCTCTCTACAATGTCCACTCTATAGTAGACAGTCTTTTGTGTCTCCGTGTATTCAGATTGTTCTTCTGGTGTCAGGTCATCGATCGATAGCTCATCGCTGTACGTGAGTTTGCTTCGTTCATTCTCCGCGAGTGTCTCATACTTTCGCTTGCTCACCTCGTTGCCACCGGCGTCGAAATACATAGTATCGAGACCCTTCTCGTGAATCTTTCGATACACGGTCTTGGTTTTCTTCGTCTTGCGTCGTTCGCACAAGTTTTGTTCATATTCATATAAATCAACGATGACTTCAGTCTTTTGAATGTAGTACACCACATTCGACATTTCTCGTTTTGGTACACGAATGGGTCTTCGTGTGGGTTCTGTGAAATCACAGTCTTGAGTGACCTTGGCGACTGTATAGTTCATAAGAGCGCCGTCACCTTGTTTTTGTGTATACCCGGGAGCCACATTGGACGTCGTCACGAGATCCCCCGATTCGAGTGAGCCAGCCACATCCATGACCCAGATTTGAGTATCACCCTTGGTGTCCACGAGCGTATCGTAATCGTTGGTATCCGTCATTTTGTTAGAGACGACCCCGTACCATTTCTTGTCCATGTAGACATTCGAGAGCGCCACGATGGGTGTGGTATTCGTCTTGTGGGTGTTGGTGTTGGCACTCACGACGAGACCCACAGTGTTTTGACCCCACACGTTCGAAACGGTGGTCTTTGAACGAGGGAGTTCGGTGACGATTTCTTGAATGGACTTGATCGTGTACGGAATGAGTTGATCGTATTGGACTTGTGCAGGATCACTTCCCCACACGGAATAGTCGGGATCGTCTTCGAGATTATCACTGGGGGCTGGGGGCTTTTCTGGTGTTGGGTCGGCGTACGCCCCCAAGTGAACGGCGTGTCTCAATTCAGGTGCGTCGTACCACACGTCTTGCGCCATGAGACCAGACTCGTAATGTGAAATGTCGGGTTCATCCAATTTGAACTTTTTGAAGTAGCTTTGTGGCGACAGTTTCATGAGCGTCGTGGTCGCGTCCTTGATGCGCACTTCCTTGACCTTCAGACGATCATCGGAGCTGGAGTATGAAATTTCACCACTTGTTGCGTCGTAATACATAGCCGTACCAGTCCTGCTGCGCAGGGGTTTCACAAAGAACGCACTGGCGGCGGTTGTTTGTAGGGTATGGTTGTTGACGGCGTTGATGGCGATGGTGTTGTTGTGTTGGTTGTCCCGACCTGCGAAGTACCCCAGAGCCACGGCGCCGCTTCCCTGATTTGACTCCGCACACCGGTACCCTATAGCGATAGAGTTGCTGCCTTGACTTTTCCAACCCGCCTTCGTCCCTACAGCGATGGAACGCGCACTTTGAGAGCTCTGACCCGCATTGTTGCCCAAAGCCACTGAGGAGTTGTTTTGGTTGTATTGACCAGCTTCGTGACCGATAGCGACGCTGTGAATTAGTTGATTGCTCTCACCCGCGCGACCGCCCACGGCGACGGACTCGCCGCGTTGATACCAATGGCCCGCTCGCCACCCTATAGCCACCGATCGAGAACCTTGACTTTCGTAACCCGCTTGAAGTCCCACGGCGACGCTATAACTACTCTGAGTTGAAAATCCCGATTGGAAGCCTATAGCCACACTATAGGGTCTTTGATCCCAATAGCCGCTTTGGTTTCCAATAGCCACCGATTGAGTTCCCTGATGTACACGACCACACCAGAAACCAATGCCGACAGATTGGGCTCCTTGATACCTCCAGCCAGCTTGGTGGCCTATAGCCACAGATTGACTCCCCTGTATATCGTGGCCAGCGTTATAACCCAAAGCCACTGATTGAGTAGATTGGTACGATTGTCCGGCATTGGAGCCAATAGCCACGGATTGGGCATTTTGGGACAATTGACCAGCCACATAACCGATAGCGACTGATTGGGACCCCTGGGTGGATTGCCCAGACTGGTAGCCCATAGCCACAGATTGAGATCCTTGATCGGATTGCCCAGACTGGTAGCCAATAGCCACAGACGAAGACCCCTG